AGATTTTATTTTCTTCATAATTGTCTATTTTTTTTGACATTTTATTAATAATATTATTATGTATTTTAGTTAAATGATTTAGATAATCTTTTTCTTCTTTTGTACATTTAATGTTATTTATTTCATTCATAATTCTTGAAAAAAATATTTTTTTAATTACATTTTTATTTTTTGATTTTAAATTTTGAATATATTTTTTTATTTCTAAAAATAAATCTTTATTAAAATGTTTTTGACTATTACTAAATTTATCTTTTAATTCTTTCAAATCACTATCTTGTTCAAAATAATATTTAAATATATCTTTTTTTTCTTTTTTTTCAAGTATATCATGTTTATCAATAATTAATCTGCTTAATTCTATATTTTTATTTAAAAAATCAGTTAATATATTTTTATATGAATCAATATCAAGTTTAGATTGATTTGATGACATTAAATTAGTGTATTTTTGTTTTTCTTGTTCAAAATTTTTGATATTATTATTGATAATTCTTATTTTTGAATTTATTGTTTTCAGTTTTTCTTTGTTTTGATTTATATTATTTAATTTATTTTCTAATTCTTTAACTTTACTTTCTTTAGATTTTTTTGTTCTTTCTATTTGTGTTCTTTCTTTTTCAGCTCTTGATTGTTGAGAAAAAATATGATTTCTTTTTCTTGTATTAGTAGCATTTGTATATTCGGTTTTATAAGCTGTAATATTATCATCATATTCTTTTATTTTAGTACCTGCATTTGATATTTCACTATCTAATCTACTTTTAGATTGTTCAATACTTTTTTTTTCTTGTATTTTTTCTTCAAGATTTTGTTTTACTTCATTTAAATCTGTTAATTCCTCTTTATTTAGTTGAATTGTATCACCATATTGTTGAATTATTTGATTGTATTTTGATTTTTTATTTAGTTTTGTAAAATTAATTTTTAATTGTTTGAATTCTTGATTTAATTTTATTTTTTTATTTTTTAAGTCTGTAATAATTGAAATTTTATTTTCTTTATTTGAGTTTATGCCATATATAAGATTTATTAAATTTACTAAATTTAGTATTGTTTCTTGAATATAGGATTGATATAATTTACCTAAAATTTTATCATTTTCAATAAATTTTATTTTATTAAAATTTTCTGTTGAAATTAATTCTATATGCGTATTTTTTGATATATTTTTATTCTTTTTCTTCTCCATATAAATAGTTAATTCTTCAATCGTATTATCAATAACATTAGTAATGTTTTGCATAGTTTTATAATTACCTCCTGATTGAGCAATTTCAATTTTATTTAAATCATTTTTAGTTACATAAATGAATTCATATGTTTTTTGTTTTTTTCCATTATTCTTAGCCTTTTGTAAATATCCTTCATTATTTTTAGTTAATAAATAATTATTACCATCTATAGTAGCATCTATTATGGAACTTTTATTTGTAATACTTGGTTCTAATTTTACTAGGGTTTTTTTTTGTGTATCAGACAAAGACGTTTCATTTTTAATTTTAAGTTCATTTGTTTTTATTGAACCTGTTTTTAGTTGTGTTGATCTTTTATTTTCAATTTCCTTTAATTGATTGTTTGTTATTTTTTGTAATTGGTCTGTTGTTATATTGTTATTGCTCAATGACACTTTAGTACCATTTTCATTATAATTGGCATATTTAATTTGATTATTATTAACGTTTTTTGTTAATAATAATATTTTCTTACCATTTATAGTAATATTAAAATTATTTTTCTTTACTAACTGTAATATTTTATTATATTTATTCTTTTCAGCTTGATTTAATTTATTATAAAAATTTTGTACTTTTTGTGAAAAAATTTGTTTTTTAGGTTGTCCTGATGGTTGTGTAATTGGTGCTACTGACTGTTGTTTTACTTGTCCTTTTGGTACAAATGCTTTAGCTGATGAACTTAGTGGTGTTGAATCTGAAATATTTACTATATTAAATTTGTCACATTGATTTTTTACTCCAGCTGGTAAAGCATCTTTATTTCCCGAATAAACTTTTTTAACATTAAAAGAAGTTGTTTGATTTCTACTTTTAAATTGAAATTGTATTTTCCTGTTTCTTGTATTTTCTTGATAATTATATGTAGTATTGGTATCATAATCTACATTAAATGGAGAAATATAAGTTGTATGCATTTCTTGATTGCCATATTGTTTAGCAACTATTCCAAACTTTTTATTTCCACATTGTACTTTTTTCCATAAAACAACAGATTTTTTTTTTAATGTTTTATTAGTAATATCATGATTCAAATAAAAAAATTTGTCTCCTAATTTTAGATCATCAAATTTTTTTGGTACTGTTGCTGGTGCTGATGATTTTTTTTTTGGTGCTGGTGCTTGTTCTGGTGTATTTAAATTATTAATGAATTCTTTAAATTTATTTAATTGGAGTTCAATATTTTTAGGGTTATTATTAATACGAAACAATGAATAAACTCTTACAATATCAATAAATTCTAAATATTTTTCCTTATTTAAATATAAATCATTAATAATATTATTAAAAAAATCATTATTATTTTTTGGTTTTATTTTTTCTTTTTTATCCCGCTTATCTGTGTATTCTACTAATAATCCTAATGTTTTATAATAATCTTCAAAAATATCTATTAATTTTTCTTTATTATTAAGACCTTTTCTATTTGTTAAAAAAATATTATATGTTTTATTTTTAAGGGAAAATGTTTTTAATTTATTATCTTTATTTTTAAGTAAAAAATCAACATCTACAATTCCATCCAAAAATAAATAAAGGTATAAAATATTTTTACTTTCTTCTGTTATATTCTTTATATAATTATTAATTTTAGTTATTTCATCTTCAGGAAATCCTTCATTTTTTAGATAAGTTGGTAAATCACTATTTAAATTATTTTTAAATTTTTCAAAATCAGATAAGTTATTTATTGTTTCTTTTACCTCTTGTTTATTTTGAACAGGATTTTCAATTAAATTATGTATTTTATTAAAAATTCTTTGCTTTTGACCTTTAACATATTGAAATATTTGTCTACTATTATTATTGGATTGTTTAGGTTTTTGATTTTTAATAGCAAGTAGGTAATTTGATTCATCACTATAACTTAGAATATAATCATCTAATTGAAAACTTAATTCGTTTAATTCTTGTATGTTATTTGGTAATACAATATTTTTTATGTTATTTGGATCTCCTAATGCTGATTTTTTAATGAAAATATTCAATTCAGAATTAGAATTATTAGTAATACGACTTTGTGTGTTGTTTTTAGATTTTTCTAATGTTGCTGTATTGTTTGTTGAACCGGATGAATTTGATTTTATTGATGTTGATAATGGTACATATACTTCCGGTCCTGTTATTGATTTTACTACTCCTTGTAATTCACTTTTTAGTTCAGTTTTTTTACTTATTTCCTTTTTTAGTTTTTTAATTTGAGAATTATTTGTTGCTTTTTGTGTACTATCATTAGTTAATTCTTGTTGTAATTTTATATTTTCTTGGTTTATTTCTGTTGGTGTTGCTATTTCTGTTGATGTTTGTTTTTCATTATGTTCATTTAATACAAATCTAATTAATTTGATTAAATTTTCAATACTAAGTTTATCAATTAATTTTCTATTGTTATTATCTTGATTAGGAAAAAGTAAATTTTTTAAATTTCTTTTAAATTTTTTATCTTTAATTATTTTTAAATTATTATTTTTAGCACCACCTGATGATGTTGAATAATAATTTAATAATTTTTTTAATTTATTTTTTAAACTTGTATTTGTTTTAATTTTACTAATAATATGTCCATGAATAAATTCCATAGCTAGATTATTTTCTTGCCCACTTCGAGTTGAAAAATTTCCATTAATTTTTTCTATATTATTTAATATTTTATATGGTTCTTCTAATTTTTGAATATAATTTTTAATATCTTTTAAATATTTTATAATATTTTTAGATAAAGAATCATCAATAAGTAATGAATTATTTTGTTTATTTGATTCATTATTATTTTCATTTTTAAAATAATGTTTATAAATTGAAATATTCAAGTCTCTAACAATGGGTAAATTATAATTTAAATAATAATTAATATGATAATTCAAATTATCATTAATAATTATATTATCAACAATAACTTCTTTTGTTTCTAAATATTTTTGATATTGATATGAATTAATTAGATACATTAAAGGTATAACATAAGTATTTAAATATGTTCTTTTTTTTTTTAAAGTATTATTTGATGAATTATTATCACCATTGTTGTATTCATAATCATTAACATTATTAAATTTACTATTATTTAAATCTTTTATATGGGAATCTATATATTTGTTAATAATATCACGGTAATTACTAAATACATTATTAGATTTACTAATTATACTATCAAAATTGGAATTAGTAGTCATACTAATAATAATAAAGATAAAATTTCTTATTTATTTTTGATTTAATAATTTTATTATTACGTCTTTGTCTAAATAGTAATGTTGTTCGTCTATTATGTCATTTTTTTGAAAAAAGTAATTTTTTAAAGAATCAGTATTTAAATAATAATAGGAAGTGTAAAATAAAAAAATAATGAAAATCAAAATAGATATATATTTGGAATTAATCATAATATAAATTAACAAAATAAAATTTAAGTTTTTTTGTAAGTTTTTAAATATCAATGAAATATTAAAAAAAATATATTTTTTTAATAAAAAATAAAAAAATGAAAAAAGATTTAAATTATTAAAAAGTAAATATATAAGAAAAAAAATATATATAGCTAATATGAGTCTAGACAATAAAATTAAATATGACATATATAATTTCCTTGATGAACATCTGGTCGAAAAAGGAAAAAAATACACACATACATCAATGGGGAAACCCACTGGTTCATTTTTTATTAAAGAAGAAGAATTAGACACATTTTATAATTTATATCAGGAGGCAATTTTTAATGGAAAAAAATTACATATAACTGAGAAACATGAAGATATAGGTCCAATAGTAATTGATTTAGATTTCAAATATGAACATGAAATATTTGAGAGGAAACATAATAAAGATACAATAAAAAAGATCGTTGGAATTTATAATGAAATAATTTTAGATATACTTGATATTGAGGAAGATGATAAAAGATTAAATGCTTATGTATTTGAGAGAGAAAATGTATATAGAGTGAAAGCGATTACGAAGGATGGGATTCATATATTGTATCCGAATATAGTAACACCTCCAGAAGTACAATATTATATAAGAGAATGTGTTTTAAAAAAGATAGTGCCAATATTAGAGGATTTACCTTTAAATAACAAACCATATGATGTAGTTGATAGGTCAGTAATTAGAGATACTAATTGGTTGTTATATGGAAGTACAAAGCCAAATATTGATCCGTATCAATTAACAGGAATCTATAATGGAAAATTAGAAGAATTAAATGTTCAAGAATATAATTTTGACAAGAATATAGCTCATTATTTTTCAATTAGAGGCAAGAAAGAAAATGAAGTCGTACATATAAAAGATGATAAACAAAATCTATTGGAAAATATAAATTTAAAAAAGAAAAATATTCGTATTAAAAGAAAGAATATTATAGTTGATGATTATGAAGAAATCAAAAAATTAGTAAATATATTGAATGATGAAAGAGCAGAATCATATTCTGAATGGATAAGTCTTGGTTGGTTATTACATAATATTGATTCTAATTCACAAGAGTTATTGGATTTATGGATAGATTTTAGTAAAAGGTCATCAAAATTTAAAGAAGGTACATGTGAAAAAGAATGGAATCGAAGTAGAAATGAGGGATTAGGATTACCAACATTACATTATTGGGCAAGGATAGATAATCATGAAAAATACAAAGATATTCAAGAAAGTAGTTTGAATAAATTAGTTGAAAAAAGTATAAAGACACCAACACATTGTGATATTGCGAATGTATTGTATAAAAAGTATGAACATGATTTCAAATATAGCAGTGAAGAATGGTATAAATTTGACAGTCCAGTATGGGTAAAAGAAAAGGATGGAATAAGTCTAAGAGCAAAAATATCAAATGAGCTTGTAGAAATTTATTCAAAAATTATTTCGAATTTTAATAAAATAATAACATCTCATGATCCTGATGTAACAGAAGAAGATAAAGAAGAATGTAAAAGCAAGAATAAAGAAGTATTGGAAATCATTAAAAAATTAAAAACAACAGGATTCAAAGATAATATATTGAAAGAATGCAAAGAAAAATTTTATGATAAGAATTTTGTAAATAAATTAGATACAAATAATTATCTTATGGGATTCAAAAATGGTATTTATGATTTACAATCTTGTGAAATGCGTGATGGAAGACCAGATGATTATTTGGAAATGAGTACAGATATTGATAAAATAGATTTTGAAGAATCAAATGAAAATTTCAAGGATATGCAAAACTTTATTGATACAATATTTGTAGATGAAGAGGTCAGAGAATATTTCATGACATATCTAGCATCATGCTTACAAGGACATAATGCTGAAGAGAAATTTAGAATTTGGACGGGTAGTGGATCGAATGGGAAATCGAAATTAATTGAGTTATTTGTTGGTTGTATGGGAGGTTATTCAATTAAATTTCCGATTACATTATTAACAGGAAAGAGAGCAGCTTCAAATTCATGTAATCCTGAGTTAGTAAAGGCAAAGGGAAAAAGGTTTGGATATTTTGAAGAACCAAGTGAAAATGAAAGAATTAATGCTGGTTTGATGAAGGAATTTACAGGCGGTGATAAAGTATATGCAAGAGGACTTCATAAAGATCCTATTGAATTTAAGCCACAATGGAAACTAGCATTATTATGTAATGATATACCAGAAGTACCTCCTCATGATAGTGGTACTTGGAGAAGAATGGAGATTATAGAATTTAAGTCTAGATTTTGTGATAAACCAAGAGAATCTCATGAATTTGAAATAGATAAAAAATTATCAGAAAAATTAAAAAATTGGAAAGAATTATTCATGGCATTATTAATTGATAAATATTATGTGATGTATAAGAAAAATGGTATTAAAGTACCCACAGAAGTTGTTAAATTTACATTAGAATTTCAAAAACAATGTGATACTTATACAGATTTTATAGTAGAAAAATTAGATGAAACAAAAGAAATAGATGATTTATTAGAAATGTCTGAAGCATATGATGAGTTTAAGATATGGTATGAAGATACATTTTCAAATCATAAATATCCTTCTAAAGTTGAATTTAAGAAATATTTGACAAAAAGATATGGTAAAAAGATAGTTACAACTAAAGGAATTAAGGGATTTAAATTCAAAGATACAGTGAATGAGAAATTAAAAACGTCTATGAATAATATGAATGAAATTGGATACTAAATTAAAAACATTTTTTTATTTAAAATAATTATAATATATTAATATAAATATGAGTTATGCATTATTTGGATTATTATATAGTACAATGAGTTCATTATTACTAATTATGGGTACAGGGTGTGCTGTAAATAAAGCAGGAAATTTTTTTAAATTATTAGAAGAAGAGTCAGATGATAATTTTAAGAAAGCATTTGATAAAGTTGCAGGTGATTTAGTTAATGATTTTAATAATAGTTTTGTGTCATTAAATTTAATAAGTAGTAATGTATCAAAATTAGCAATAATATCTTATGAATTAATGATAGGAGAAAAATTTATAAAAAAGACAAAGGACGGTAAAATAATAGTAGATGATAAAAATGCGATTTTTGACAATTATGAAAATAAAATTGGTGCATTAAATGAAAAAATTAAAAAATTCAAAATTATATTAAAGGAATCGAATAAAGATAATATGGTAGATTTTGAATTAAGCGATGAAGAAGACAATGACGAAGAGCCCGACAATGAAGATAACAACGAAGACGAATATGAAGAAAATAGTAATATTAGTGAAGAGGAAATAGAAGAAATAAATGCAGATTAATTTTTATATATAAAATCTTTATATTTATGTAATATATGGAATCTACTGAAAATAATATAGATAGTTATGCGTTATATATATTTTTATTTTTATCTTTTTTATCCGTTGGTAATGATTTTTATCACGTATATTCAAATATTTTAGAGCATGATTTTGTTAAAAAAAATATAAATAAAATGAATAATTATACAGAATTATTTGGGAATATATTATGTAATAATGTGAAACAAAGAAAAAATAAATTAATATGTGATATAAAAGAAAAAATTCAAAAACCAAAAAAAAATAAAATAAAAAAAGAAAAAGAAGAGGACAAAAAAGAATTAAAAGAATTAAAAGAAAAAAAAGAAAATAATCAAAAACAAAAATTAGAAAATGAAATGATTGAAAAAAAAAAAGATAATAATTATGAAAATAATATAAATATTATGAGAACTATTGTAAAGAAAGAAGAAAGTAAAAAAAAAGGTATTCGTAAAATAAAAAAAGAAACATAATTTTTTTTAATAAATATAAATTATTAATAAATATAATTTATAAAGTAATAAAGAAATATTTAATTAGAACAACAAGTATATGTTACTCCAACTTGAGGATTTCCAGTACATCCTCCTTCTTGATAAGTACATACATCATCTGTAAAATAATAATTGGATGTACCTAATTGATTTTGGCAATATTCACACATCCAAGAACATCCAGTACCTTGTCCAACACTAAAACTAACACAATTTTCTTGTTTAATAATATCTTTACATGTTTCTTTAGAATAAACTAAACTTAAAATAGAAAGGAATAAGTACGAGATTTTCATTATAACTAAAATTAGTGTTATTATTTTAAATCAATTATAAATTATATTTATTTTTTAATTAATTTTTTATTAATTAATTCAATTAAATCTTTTTTATTTAATTGAGAATATCCTTTAATTTTTTTCTTTTTACATAATTTTTTTAATTCAGGTATTGTTTTAGTATTGTAATTATTTTTACCACCGTGTAAATTTTTTTTTTGAAATATAAAATATTCAACTTCATTTGGACTAAATAAAGCATATTTTGGTACAAATAAATATTTAGCATCTTTATCAATTTTTATATTGATAATAATTTTTTCAATTAGATTTTTTTCTGACGTAAATAAAGTTAATGGTTTTTTAATCATATTTGTTAATTTTTTAAATCTACTTTTATGTACATGTTTATTATAATTATTAAAAATTGAGTTTATTTTATTATTTTTAAATAATTCGGTTTTCAAATCTAATTTTTTTTCTAGAATAAGAATAGATTCTAAACCATTATTATTTAAATCTTCATTCATATTTTTATTAAAATCATCATGCATATTATTTTTTACTTGCAAAGCATCAATAGATTTATTATATTTAAAATAATTTGAATAGTTTTTATTTATTTTTATACATAAAATATAAGTTAATTCATTATAAAATATTTTTGGATAAATATAAGTAATATAACTTCCATCAATTTCTTTTTTATAATCTAAATATGATAAAATAGTATTATTTAATTGAGCACTAATTTTTTGATATAAAATATTGTTTTTGTTATTATTTTTGTTATTATTTAAATTTATATTATTATCATTAAATTTATATGATTTTAGATTTCCACTCTTATAAAAATTATATTTTGATTGTTTAGCATCTATTATTTCAACAAAATCAGCGTAACCTTTTTTATGATCCATATAACCAAATATTTTATTTTCATTTAAATTTTTATTTTCATTTAAATTTTTATTTTCAGGATTTCCTAAACAAGTATAAAAATTGTTTAAACATGTTTGAATATTTTTTTTATTGTTTGTTATTGATAATTTATTACATGCTGGATTTAACCCCCATTTCATTATATAAGGATTAATATTAAAAATTTTTGACATAAGTTTAAATGAAGTATTAATACTTTCAAAATCTGTAATCTGTGGTTGTAATAATATTGTGACGCCTTTAACTTTTAATTTATCAATAAATGTTTTTTTATTCTTATCTTCATTTTCATATTTTAACCCAAGTAATTCTATTAAATTTAATCTTGTATCTTTTAGTAAATAAAATTCAGAAAAAATAATTAATTCTGCTAATAAACTACCCTTTTGTGCTGATTTAATAATAGAATAATTAAAATATTTATCATCATTACAATTTTCTGTTTTTTGATTAATTTCATTTTTACATAAATTTTTTAAATTAATACAACATTTTAAACATACTTCTTTTATAATATTTCTATTAGAACAAGATTTATTCTTATTCTTATTATTTTGATAACATACATATCTTTCTTTTATTTCATTATTTATATTTGAGATATAATTATTAATTAATTCATCTAAGTTTTCTTTTCCACTTAAATATTTAGGAGCAATATATTGTAATCCAAGATTAGTAATTTTATATATTCTTTTTGCGAAAAAATTACTAGTAAAACCAAATATACTGTTATGTAAATAAAAACGGACAATATCTTTTAATGCTTCTTTGGTTTCATTAGTAATTTCTATTTGATAATGAATTTGAAGACCCCATGGTGAAGCATAATTATAAAAAACATATATCAAAATTTGTTTAAATAAATGTCTAGCATTTAATATTTGCGGGTTTTTTTTAGAAAAACCAAACACTCCTCCTTGTTTTTGATTTTTATTTCCTCCCATTAAATGAACAAATATAGCTTGAATAATCGGTTCTTCTAATTCTTTAACTAAATCAATAGGTAATTGCTTCGGACTGGTTAATATTTTTAAAGTTGTAATAATATCTTCTATTAATTTTTTAACATTTTTAATAGAAGATCTATAACCCGTTGCTGAATTAGATATTCTACCAATAAGTTTTTCATTTAAAGAGGGTGATTCTAATAAATCAGTTAAATCATTTATTATAACTAAAAATATTCTATGTAATCCACCTAATCTATGTTTAAATTGTAATTTTGATTCAAGTAAATAAACAGCTAATTCATTATTTATAACTTTCCCATTTTTATTAATACCATGAAGTAAATATTTTTCTAATAATGTATTACTTGAAAATGATTCATTACAAACTTTTTTTTTCAAATCAAAATCCATAAGTTATTAATTATTATTTAGATAAAATAATTAATATAATATATAAAAAAATATTTTATTTTTTAATTAAATTTTTAATTTTTTCAATTTCACTTTTCAAGTTTTTATTATAATTTAAAAGCAATGGAATCATTTCCACATATTTAACAGATAAAAAGCCTTTATCATCTTTTTCAATTAATTCAGGATAATATTTTTCTATTTCCTGAGCAATAAAACCAATATGATTTTTAGTATCACCATTATATTTAAATGTAACTTGATTGATATTATCTAAAAACTCAGATGAACGGTTATTATATTCAATATCATATTTTCTTCTAATATCTGATACAACAGTAAAATTTTTAGCTTGTAAATCATCACAAATAGCATTAGTAAAAGTATTATTTGTTGAAATAATTGTTGTAGATTCTAATTTTTCTGCAATAATATTTTCTGAATTTAATAAAATATTTTCTATTTCATCAATAAAACCATTTGAAGATGTGATTTCATTCAATGTTAAATTATTAGTATCAATAACATCAGCAGTTACTTTAGTAGAAGTTATTTCACCAATATTACCAGTAGTACTATTGATATTTGTAGAATTGATTTCATTCAATGTTAAATTATTAGTATCAATAACATCAGCAGTTACTTTAGTAGAAGTTATTTCACCAATATTACCAGTAGTACTATTGATATTTGTAGAATTGATTTCATTCAATGTTAAATTATTAGTATCAATAACATCGGCAGTTATTTTAGTAGAAGTTAAATTAGTAATATTACCAGTAGTACCAGTTAAATCTATTGTATTAATTACATCTGCTTTAATTTTATCAGATTCAATATAATCGGTTTCAATGTCACTAGCATTAATTTTTTTAACATCAATAAAATCAGAGTCTAAATTTTTTATTTTACCAGAATTACTTTGAATGTCATCAGTATTAAATTTAACTGATTTTAAATTTTTAGTGTCAATTAAGTTAGTATTTTTTATATTATTTGATTTAATATTTTTAGTGTCAATTTTGTCGGAATTTAAAATATCAATAGTTGCTTTTTTTGATTTAATTAATGATGATGTTAGATTTTTATTTATAATATTTTGTGAATTCATATTTACAAATGTACTATTATTACTTTTAATTTCAACAGTATTAATTTTCTTAGCATCAATATCTTTGGTAATTAAATTTGAATTAAAAATATATTCTGAATTAATTTCATCAGAATGTATTATATTAGAATTTATTTTATCAATAGTAGATTCATTTGCTTTTATATTATTTGTATTTAGAAGTTCAATAGTTGCTTTTATTGTTTCAATTGAGTCAGATTTTATTTTTTTAGAATTTAAATAATCAATATTTCCAATTTTACCTTTTATATTATTTGAAACTAAATTAGTAATAGTTGATTCTTTAGCTTTTATATTATTACTCGTCAAACTATCATTCGTTAAATTTTTAATATTTGCTTTAGTGGATTGAATATTAGATGATGTTAAAATTTTATTTTTTATAGTATCAGAATTCATTTTATCTACTTTTAAAGATTGTGTTTGAATAGAATTTGTATTAATATCATTTGATTTAATATCTTCAAATTCAGATGATTTACTATAAAATTTATTAGTATTAATAAAATCAGAATTAATTGTATTTGAATTTAAATTCTGAATATTTGATTCTTTAGCATCTAAATTATTGGTATTTATTTTTTCATTTTCTAAATTTCCAATACTTGCTCTTTTAGATTCAATATAAGACGATGTTAAAATAGTATTTGAAATATTATTTGATTTAATAGAATCAGTTTTTAATGATTTTGTTTGTATATTTTCTGAATCAAGATTATTTATATTAGAAGAATTAAATTTAGAATCAATAGATATAATATTTGTTGTTTTAATGTTTTCTGAATCAAAATTATAAATATTACCATTTTGAGAAACAATATTATCTGTATTTATATTATTTGAATTGACTTCAATTGTATTTATTTTTTGAGTATCAATATCTTTAAATGTAGCTGTATTGGAAATTAAATTATTATTTTTTAAATTATCTATATTAGAAGAAGTAATATTTGCTTGTTGAATATCAATATTTTGTCCATACATATTTTGAGCATTTATTTCTTTTGAATTAATCTTATCAGTTTCAATTATATTTGAATTAATATTACTAATAGTTGATGAATCAGCAATAATATTTTTTGAAATAATATTATCATTATATAAATTGATAGATTCAATAGTTTCTGCTTTTAATTTTGTTATTTCCATATTCATTGATTTTAAATTATTAATTACAGCATTATCAGAAACTATATTTTGAGAAGTTAATTTATCATTAACAGTAGCATTCATTGTTATAATTTTATTAGAATCTAAATTATTAATAGCAGCATTGTCAGAAACTATATTTTGTGAAGTTAAT